TGATACCTCGAACGCCGAGTATGATGTGCTGACACTCTCTTCCGCCATTACGGGACTGGCTGCCGACCACCTCTTGCAGGAGGCCAACGAGTACCAGGCTGCCGGTGATGGTGTTGAGGAGGTAAAGGCCACTCCGAAGTATGTAGCCAACGCCGTTCTGGCCGAGGACAAGGAGTTCAAGGCTGAGAGTTTCCCGACCCTTGACGTGGCTTACAGCTGCGTTCTTCTGAAAGACGTTATCCCCACCTTCCCCGAGGAGTGGCTGGTGGATGGCGGTTATGTGTTGAAAGCAAACCCGAACATCAAAGTAATTGAGCAGTAACCATGGCAGATATCAGTTCTCTTTTTGGCGAACTCACCAAGAATGTGCAGATTCGCATCGACAAGGCTTCTGAGTTGCAGAAGCGTCTGTTTGACGAGGTGCTCTACACTAAGTTCCTTGACTGGGACAACCCGACCATCGGTCTGGACTTCGAGGAGCTGGTAGGCAAGTACAATATCACCGTGGCTGCTCCCACCATTGGTGACGGTTCGAAGGAGCCGATCCTGCAGACCGAGGGCCTGGAGGTTATCAAGAAGAGCGTGACCAACCACGCCCTGACCCTTCCCCTCTCGATGAAGGACTATCGCCGTATCCTTCAGATTCTTGACTCGAAGGCCATCAGCGACCGCGAGAAGACCCAGCAGCTGATTAACATCATGTGGGGCAACGTCCAGACGGTAGTCAATGCCGTCGAGGGCAAGCTTGACATGATCACCCTCGGCTTCCTGAGCAACCACGGCACGTTCACCTTCGACGAGAACACCAACCCCGAGGGCGGTGTGAAGGGAACCGTCGACCTGGCATTTCCGCAGGCCAACCTCGCAACGGTATCTACTCCCTGGACGGAGGAGAACCTTGAGACCGTTGACCCGATGGAGGATGTGTTCGAGTTGCTGGATGCCGCTGAGGACAAGACCAATCTCGCGAAGATTCTCTGTACTCCTTCGCGCATCAGCTACATGTGCCGCACGAAGAAGATGAAGCAGATGATCTGGGGTACCGACAAGAGCTCGAAGATTGTCACGCTGAAAGACATCAACGAGTACATGCAGAGCAACGACTATCCCGTCTTCGAGAAGGTGCGTCGTCGCGTCCGCATCCAGAAGGGTGCCCAGAAGCTGCTGTACACCCCGTGGAACGAGAAGAACCTGGTGGCCATCCCGGCAGGCAAGCTTGGCACCGTGAAGAACGCCTACAGTGACAACGAGCTGAAGCAGGAGTCGGATGTTGCCTACAGCAACTACGGCCGTATCCGCATCAGCCAGTGGAACGTCGGCGAGACCAAGGGCGCCAACCACGGCGAGTTCACGAAGGCCGAGAGCCTCTCTATGCCTATTATTACCGAAGGTCAGGACATCTACACCCTGAAGACGCAGGAATAATGGAAAGAACGAACTTGGAAGCACTCAGGGCGAAGTGCAAGCTGATATGCGACACCTGCTATGCCGACGATGACGTGCTCATCGACGTGCTGTGTGATAATGGCATTAACCCCAGTGGCAATGCTGTGCCTATGGACGTTGAAATCGTCAAGGCTGCAATCATTGTCGTCAAGGGCTGGGTGGAAAGTGCCAGGAGCGAGGGCGGCATCAATGTGAGCATCAACCGCGAGGCAGTGGAAAAGAACATTCTCTTCTGGTGCCAGCGGTTCGGCCTGGATGCTTCCGAGTATCTCTCTGATTGTATGACCGTAGTACAGGACGGGTCTGATATGTACTGATATGCGTACCAATGGAACCATGACATACAGGACGGGTGCTGCCGCCGGGCAGTTCGACGAGGATGGCCAGCCCATTGTCGCCGTGTCTGAATGGAGCGACCCTGTCCGCTGTTTCATCAAGACGAATACCCACGACAACAAGGGTGTGAGCGTCAGCGGGACATTCACGCATGAGGCATACGAAGTGCTGATTGAGCGGATTCCCGTCGGCCTCGACACCGACACCGTGAGGCTTGTCAGACGGAACAGGGAGCTTGGCGAGTTCAAGGTGCAGGATATTCAGGACGTGTCTCTCGACAGGATTAAAATAATTGTCTGACATGGGTATTCAGCTCAAACAGTCATTCAGTTTCGAAGCATGGAGCAATGCGGCGAAGGAGAATGCGAAGAACGCTATCGTCAGCGTACTTACCGACGTGGGCATGCAATGTGTCGCCGAGGCAAGGGACAACGGAAACTACGAAGACCAGACAGGTAACCTGCGTTCGTCCATCGGCTTTGCCGTAGTGGTTGACGGAAAAATAGTTACCAAAAGCGGTTTCACCCAAGTACAAGGACGTGGCGAGAACATGGCACTTGTAAGATACAAGACCAAAGCAGGCAAAGAGGTGAAGTTTTGGGCTAAGGGTAAAAGCGGGGATGGTTCAGAAGGAGTAAGGCAAGGCGAACAACTCCTTGACAAACTTGCATCGGAACATTCCACTGGTATCTGCCTGATAGTTGCAGCCGGAATGAACTACGCCATCTGTGTCGAGAGCCTCGGATACAATGTCCTGACATCCGCAGAACTCCTTGCCGAGCGAGTGATTCCTGATACGCTTCAGCAACTTGGCTTTACAGTGAAGAAGAAATGAGCGACATTAAGGTTGAGACTCAGATTGAGAAGGACTTCTTCCGTTTCGTGAAGAACAGCCCCATAGCGTCAGCCATCGGAGGCTCCGTCTATCGCAACGGCATGAGGCCCCGGAACTCAAAGGCCGAGGATGCCGTGATTATCTTCGTCAGCGGCATGGACGGGCAGATTCAGGACGGTGTGGTAGTAATCAACGTGTTCGTGCCTAAGAAACCATTCGGCAAAGACACAGAACCGGTGAAGGACATCGAACGCGTCGATATGTTGGAGCAGATTATCCGTGACTGGCTCAGATTCTGGAGCAATACAGAATATCTCATTGTGACAAAAGAAAGGCCAACGATAACGTCCATGGAAGACCCGGAAACTCACGAAACATACATTCATACCAGAATTAAATTTAGAAGAAATGCTGAATAAACAATAAATCATGGCAAAAAAAGTAAGAAAAATCCTCGGTTGGGGCGAGTGCACAGGCAAGGAGAAGCCATTGGCTGGCGATGCCAAGTCCTACGATGATATTGTGGAGAACTCCGCATCGCTTTCCGTAGAAGAAGGTACCGAGGATGAAGCCCCTATCGAAGGCGGAAAGGTTGAAGGCCGCAAGCAGACCCCAGACAAGTATCTCATTGAGTTCGACCGACGCATCGGAGACGAGAAAGAAGTCAAGGTCGGCTATGTTGAGTATGCAGGCGACTGCGCCATCATCCCGAAGAATGTGGGTGCTGTCTATGCAGAGCTGAAAGACTGCTCGCGTAAGATTACGGTGAAGCAAGACTCGACCGACGGCCTTGTGGCTCACTATCTGTACAAGACGAAGGGCTCCACGGATTCAGAGGGGAACCTTGACGACGTAGAGCTCAAGAAGCACAATTCAGCGGATGAGACCTACACCGCCGTCACCGAGACTGCGGGCAAGAGCCCACGCGAGGAAGGCTGGTACATCAAGAACGGCGATGTCTATATCCACTCCTGGGACACCGAGCCTACACAAGGTACGACGTACTACCAGCTCAGCTAACACCTTTTGCCCTCTCAGGTCTAAGCAGAGGGCACTTTTAACATCGCGGAGTAGAGCAGTTGGCAGCTCGCCAGGTTCATTGCCTGGAGGTCGCGGGTTCGAATCCCGCCTCCGCTACTATGGATGAGAAAAACAATAGTCTTGAATATTGCTTCGCGGACATTGTCATCGAGCGACCTTATATTTTCAGGGTCGGACGCAAGCAGATGCAGCTCTATCCGCTGACTCTAGCTAAGAGTCTCTTGTTGAAAGAAATGATTGAAGCCCTCCCCGTCAACAAAGAATACATGAGGCTTAACCCTTTCCTGGAGGCTCTGCGTCTGGCCAACGCATGCAAAGATAAGTGTTGTCAGATACTTTCCATCCATGCCACCCCCAACACCAAAAAAGACTTGTTCAACGTCCAGAAAAGAGCCGAGCGGAAAAACATACTGTCACGGCTCGGAGACAAGGATATAGCAACCCTTCTGACCTACGTTCTCACCTCAGACAAGACAGAACAGCTGATGCGTTATTTCGGTATTGACAAGGAGCGCGAGCGCATGAGAACAATCTCAGAAGTCAAGAAGTCGAAGAACAGCATTCCCATCGGAGGAAAGACCATGCTTGGCTCTTTCATCGGGCAACTGCTGGGAATGGGCTATACGGACAACGAGATACGCTATGAGCTGAGCTATCACTATCTTCAGCTGATGCTTGCCGACAAGATGTCGTCTGTCTATCTTACTGACGAGGAGCTGAACTCCATGACGGAAGTGTCCGGTGGCAATGTGCTGGACGGAAACAACCCGGAATCCTTCGGGAAATTACAATCACTACTTGCCAACAGAGGCTTAAAGATTAATTAGAATGGAAGAACAACTTGGCTTTGTTGCGGACATCAACTCCAAACCTATGGAGGATGGCCTGAACCGTATCGAGGAGCGTGTTGAATCGACAGCCAAGGCGGTCGAGAAAAGCGGCATGAGCGTGGACGAATACGCCAAGCACATGCAGAGTGTACTATCTTCGTTTGACCGTCTGACGCAGGCTGTGGATAAGAACACCGCTGCCCAGGAGAAGGCCATGAGTGCCGGGAAGAAAGCAGCCGACAGCGAGAAGCAGGGAGCAGACAAGGCCACCGATGCCATCCACCAGACCGACAAGGCCACGCAGGAACTCGGGAGCAGTCTGAAAAAGACTGGTGACGAAGGATCAGCTGGGTTCGGCAAGCTGCAGAAGGCCGCTGCTGGGTTCTTCACGCTCGCTGCTGCAAAGGAGTTCGGGCAGAAGGTGTTTGAGGTGCGCTCAGAAATACAGAGTTTGCAGACCTCGTTTGAGACGCTTGTTGGCAACAAGCCGCAGGCCGAGGAATTGTTCAACAGCATCAAGGACTTCGCCACTCATACCCCCATGCAGCTGAAGGACTTGGCGAGTGCCGCCCAGACGATGATGTCCTTCAACATCCCAGTCGAGCAGATTATGGAGAACCTGAAGGCTCTCGGTGACGTGTCGATGGGCGACGCACAGAAGTTCCAGTCGCTCTCGCTGGCTTTCTCCCAGATGAGTGCCACGGGCAAGCTGATGGGCCAAGACCTGCTGCAGATGATCAATGCAGGCTTCAACCCGTTGGCCACGATGTCGGAAAAGACCGGGAAGAGTATCAGCGAACTGAAGGATGAGATGTCGAAGGGTGCCATCAGCGCCGACATGGTGCGTCAGGCATTCATCGATGCCACCTCGGAGGGCGGCAAGTTCTACGGTATGCTGGAGGCTCAGTCCAAGACGCTGCGCGGCGCTTACTCCAACCTGCAGGGAGCCATCGACGATATGTTCAACTCCATCGGTGAGCAGAGCGAAGGAATCATGACCGGTGCCATCAATGCTGCTACTGTTTTGGTGCAGAACTATGAGAAGGTGGGACAGATTCTGTTAGGACTTGTGGCCACTTATGGAACATATAAGGCTGCAGTGATGGCCGTGACGGTTGTAGAGCGCATAGAAATAGCGACCAAGAAGGGGGCAACGGTAGCGACACTTCTTTTTGAGAAAGCTCAGAAGCTACTTAATGCCACTATGCTTGACAATCCTTACGTGCTGGCAGCCACGGCCATTGGTGCCCTGGTAAGTGCTATGGTCATCGGGATCAAGCACACGGACTCGCTCGCCGAGGGGCAGAAGAAACTAAACGAGGCCTATGCAGAGGCCGAAGGCGCTGCCGCCAAGGAGCAGCGTAAAATTGACGAACTGTTCGGCACACTCAGAAAAGCGAAGCAAGGAACTGACGAGTGGAAAAACGCAAAGAGTTCCATACTGAGTCAATACGGAGGCTACCTGAAAGGACTGGGTGCCGAGGTTAGTAGTCTGAAAGACGTGGAAGGTGCCTACCGTGCAGTAAGCCGAGCTGCAAGGGATGCTGCCATGGCTCGTGGCATGGAGGCTACAATGGGCAGCATCAACAACGAATACAGTGACACCTATTCAAAGAACTTCGACAAGATACGAAACAGCCTGAAATCTCGCTACGGCGAGGATTACGCCTCTCAGCAGATGAACCTGCTCCGCATACACATGCAGAAGAACGGCGGCATTGTTAGCGAAAAAAACAAACAAAGCCTAAAAGGAATCATGCGCGGAACTGCCGATTACGGAAACATGGATGCGTGGATAACTGGTCTGAACAATGCTGAAAGGAATCGTCAGCAGCTGGTAAAAGAGGCTGAGGAAAAATTCGGAAAGCTGAATCAACAGTTATTCGATGCAATGGAGTCGCCTAACACAATATCGACTGCTCCTCTTTCCGACAATAAGAAAGATGCGAAAAAAAATGTGTCGGATGCTGAACAGCGAGCTAGGCAAGCTGCCGCCGCCATTCAGGAGGAACGCCGCTATCAGGAGGAACTGGCCAAGATACAGCAAGAGGCCGCTGACG